GAATAAGACAATTCCGGTGCTGTACGTGGATATTGACGAGGCTGAAGAGGCTTTGGTGCTTGCTACACTTGACCCTATTGCTGCAATGGCGGCAACAGATAAGCAGAAATTGGCGGACTTATTTGAGCAGTTCAATTCGGACAATGAGCAGGTGCAAAAACTGATTGACGAAATAGCCAAAAAAGAAATGCTGGATATTCCAGAGGAATTTCCAGAGTTCACAGAAGAAGTAGAAAATGACGTGGACTTTATCACTTGCCCTCATTGTGGAATGAGGTTTCCAAAGTGACAGGTTATTTGACAATTCTTGAGGATTCCTGGCAGGAACATTTACGAGAGCGTGAACCAAACGCGCCGACTGTGATCAGCACTTTTGCGGGTTGTGGCGGTTCGTCTCTCGGCTATTCAATGGCGGGATTTCGAGAATTGTTGGCAATTGAGTGGGATGACAATGCGGTTGCTACGTTCAAACTGAACTTTCCAGACGTGCCAGTTTATCACGGTGATATTGCCAAAATATCGGTTGAGCAAGTGCTGGAAATGACGGGCTTACAACCAGGTGAACTTGATGTGTTCGATGGTTCGCCGCCTTGTCAAGGCTTTTCGACTGCTGGAGTGCGTGACATGAATGATGACCGCAACCAGTTATTCAGAGAGTATGTTCGGTTATTGCGTGGCTTGAAGCCAAAAGTTTTCGTTATGGAAAACGTGTCGGGCATGGTCAAGGGCAAGATGAAGCTGATATTCGCTGAAATCTTGCGTGAACTAAAAGTAAGCGGTTATCGAGTTTCTGCAAGGCTTTTGAATGCAATGTACTTCAACGTGCCGCAATCAAGACAGCGGATGATATTCATCGGAGTTCGTGATGATTTGGGGATTGAACCAAGTCACCCGAAAGCAGAGACAAGACTCATAAGCGTAAAAGAAGCACTTAGTAATTGCCCTGATTATCAATGTGATCAGTTATTAGTTGGGGAAAGTTTTCAAGTGATATGCAATATGCTACCAGGTGAAGATGGGTCAAAGGCATATAAAAGACTTTCTAAAACAAAGGCTGATAAATGGTTCAATATGGTGCGGTGTGAGTGGAATAGACCTGCTCCAACCATAGGAAAAACAGGCGGGATGTGTCTTGTTCATCCAGAGCGGAACAACGTTCTAAACATTGATGAATATAAGCGAATTGGGAGTTTCCATGACGGGTTCACGTTATTAGGCAGTTATGGAGCTATGAAACAGCGCATTGGCAACAGTGTACCGCCTCTTTTTATGCGGTCAATTGCGAACCATATCAGGCACGTAATCCTTGAAAGTTCACAGAGTTGATATTTATGGGAGAGAAATTCACGAACACGCAAATTGTAGAAGCGGTCAAGTCCATGAACGGAATGATCTATCTCGCAGCGCGTCAATTATGCTGCACGCCACAAGCAATTTATAACCGCATGGCGAAAAGCGCAACCATCAGGGAAGCCGTTGATGACTCACGCGGCGAAATGGTGGATATATCCGAGCAGAAACTCCGGGCGGCTGTTATGAATGGCGAACCCTGGGCGGTTGCGATGGTACTCAAAACGCTCGGCAAGTCACGCGGTTACGTGGAGCGGCAGGAAGTTACGGGTGCGGAATCAGGTCCAATCGAGTTAGTAGTTACCTATGCCAGCAGACCAAAAGCGAGTGAGTAAGCGTTATGAGCTTGTGCTACCAGAACCGCATGAAAAGCAAGCGGCGTTCATTGACTCGCAGGCTAAGCGCAAGATTATCAGAGCGGGACGGCGCGGTGGCAAGACGGTTGGAATGGCTATCTTTGCGCTTGAGAAGTATCTGGAAGGGCGGCGCGTGCTTTATGCAGCCCCGACAGCCGACCAATTGGGACGATTCTGGACGGAGATTGTCAGGGCACTTTCACCCGCAATTGACGCGGGCATTTTCTACAAGAATGAGACGGATCACATTATCGAATTGACAGGGACGGAACAGCGTATCAGAGCAAAGACGGCATACAACGCGGACACTTTACGCGGTGATTATGCTGACTTGCTAATCCTGGACGAGTTCCAATTGATGAGCGAGGACACGTGGGATGCGGTGGGAGCACCAATGCTATTAGACAATAACGGTGACGCGGTATTTATTTACACGCCGCCGTCATTACATTCTCGTTCTGCGAGTAAAGCGAGAGATCCACAGCATGCAGCAAAGTTATTCAAAAAGGCGGCTAACGATCAAACAGGGCGTTGGGCAACCTTCACATTTTCGAGCAATGAGAATCCGTATTTGAGCAAGGTTGCGCTTGCAGAAATAACGAGCGACATGACCTCGCTTGCTTACCGTCAAGAGATTCTGGCTGAAGACATTGACGAGGCACCCGGCGCGTTATGGAAGCGAGACCAGATTGATGTAAACCGGGTGTTACAGCACCCCGACCTTGCGCGTGTGGTTGTGGGGGTTGACCCGACTGCATCGAGCACGGGTGACGAAGCTGGCATCATTACGGCTGGGGTGGCAGGCGATGATTATTACACGCTTGCAGATGATAGCAGGCAGGGTACGCCGCAGGAATGGGCAAGCGCGGCGGTAACGGCTTATTACGCGCACATGGCTGACTGTATTGTGGCTGAAAAAAACAACGGCGGCGAAATGGTTGAAGCGGTGATCAAGCAGGTTGACCCGAAGGTGAACATCAAACTTGTATGGGCTTCACGTGGTAAGGCGACACGCGCTGAACCTATTGCCGCTATTGCAGAACAAGGGCGTGACCATCATGTTGGTTATTTCCCGCAATTAGAAGACGAGTTGTGTATGTGGCTACCAGGGGAATCAAGCCCGAACAGGCTTGACGCTAAGGTTTGGGCGATTACCGAATTGCTTAGCGGTGGCGTGAGCGTGATCAAGAATCCATTTTATGACGACTAATAGGCGGTGTTATGGGATTATTCGACAATTTTAGAAACTGGCTGCTCGAACCGCTGTTGGGGCGTGAGACTGTGGAGCGCATCGCCGATGTGGAAAGACGGCGTGAGTATCGCAAGGGTGAGCACAAGAAGCCGATAAAGACCGCCGATGACGTGGTAGTTGTGAACTTCATTGGGTTGATCGTTGACCGCACGGTTGCAAACTTATTCGGTAAAGAGCCGAAGTTTGACCTACCAGGTGAAAGCGAAGACGCGGTCCAGGTTTACATCGACAATGTTTGGCGTGCCAACGACAAGATGAAACTGCTCAAAACGTTGGCACTGTACGGTGCTGAATCGGGCACGGTCTACATCAAGATGCTTCCAGACGGAGCGGTAGATAAGCAGGGAAACGTAGTGCCGCGCTTGGTTGCGCTTGACCCGACCACCGTCAAGATGGACACGCTGCCTGAAGATGCTGACACGGTTATCCGTTACACCATCGCTTACGGTATCAAAGACCCTGTGACTGGCAAAGACAAGTTTGTGAAGCAGGTGATCGAAGCGCAGGACGGCAACTGGGTTATTCGCGATTATATAAGCGATAGCGCGAATAAGTGGTCGCTTACCAACGAACAGGTGTGGGAATGGGATTTTGCGCCGATTTTGCACGCTCAGAACCTTCCAGAGCCAGGCTCGCCTTACGGACGCGCTGACATAACCGATGACTTGATCGAGTTGCAGGATCGTATCAATTTCGTGTCTTCTAACACAGCGAAAATCATCAAGTATCACGCGCACCCTAAAACGTGGGGGCGTGGTAACTTGTCTAACTCGTCAAATGTGCAATGGGGCGTTGACGAAATGGTTATGTATGCAGATCCTAACGCGACCATCCAGAATCTTGAGATGCAGTCGGATTTAGGCTCAAGCCTGAATTTTATGCGCTATTTGAGACAGGCGTTATTCGACATTTCGCGCTCGGTTGATCTTGACTCAATGGCGGATAAATTAGGCTCGCTTACCAACTTTGGCTTGCGCGTTCTGTATCAGGACGCAATGAGCAAGATCGAAGAGAAGCGCGGTTTGTACGGCTCGCTGTTGGTTGAAGTGAATAGACGTTTGCTTATGCTGGCAGAGTTAGGCGATGACGGCGGCGAAGTCATTTGGGCGGACGTGCTGCCTGTGAACGAGATTGAACGCGCTACGGCAATTCGCACCGATTTAGAGTTGGGACTTGTGAGCAAGCAGACTGCATCATCGAAACGAGGTTACGTTTGGGAAGACGAAGAAGAGCGCATTGCGGACGAAGCAACGCAGGCTGACAACATCGGAGCCGCGTTATTGACGGCATTCGGACAAGGACGGTAATTGATTTATGCCAACTCCTGACGAACTCGCGAGAGCCTTCACCAACGCAATCAACGCGCAGGACGCGGCGGCGTTAGGCAGGCTTGCGCGTACGTACTCGATGCTTTACGAGCGGATGCGCGGGAAGTTAGATTCGCTGCTACTTGCGGTGAACGGGTTAGAAAATCCAACACGTGGGCAGATAATGCGGTTGAACCAGTACAAAGCGTTGGTTAGTGCGCTTGAGGATGAAATTGCTCGATTCGGTATTTACACCGAGAGCGAGATCACTGTCAATATGAGCGCGGCGGTGGAACTATCGCTGACGAAGACTGAAGCCTACCTCAAGTCGATGGGTGTGAGAATGCCAAGAACGCTCAATGCGCAAGCGATTTATAACATCATCGGTTTCACCTCTGAAGACAGCCCGCTGTACGAGAAGTTGAAGGGCTTCAGCGGTGAAAGCGTGCAGTACGTTATTGACAGGCTGGTTGAAGGAATGGCGTTTGGCTATAACCCAGCCAAGACGGCAAGGTTATTCCAGAAGGCAATGGGCGTGCCGCTCACAACGGCAATGCGCTATTCACGAACGGCGCAGTTGTACGCTTCACGCGAGGCAAACCGGGCAATGTACGTGGCTAACTCGGACGTTGTGACTGGCTGGCGATGGTGGACTTCGCTTGACGGCGGCGTGTGTATGGCTTGTGCTGCAATGCACGGGACGGAGCACCCAGTCGGTGAAAGTATGAGGTCGCATTGGAATTGCAGATGCACGAGTGTACCGATTGTGAAGTGGTTTGATGAAGGTATGGAAACAGGCGAGCAATGGTTCAGCAAGTTGCCGGAATCACAGCAGAAGCAGATGATGGGAGCGCAAACCTGGCAGGCCTGGAAAGACAATTTATTTGATTTTAGCGATTTATCAACACGCAGGCATGATGACGTTTGGGGCGACATGCTCGCTCGCAAACCGTTATGGGAACTACTGGGGGCAGAGCCTCCATACAATACAAACTAACTAAGGAGATTATACATGACAGACCCAAAACCAGACAGCGAGATGCTGCCAAACGAAAGCGAGACGCTTGACGTACCGGTTGCGGAAGAGCCTTTTGACAAGGATCGCGCGATGGAAACTATCAAGAAGTTACGCGAGAATGAGAAGGCTTTGAAGAAGGCGGCTTCAGAATTGGAACGCTACAAGGCGGAAGAAGCAAAGCGCAAGGAAGCGGAAATGTCAGAGACAGAACGCTTGCAGGCTGAACTCGAACGCTACAAAGCGGAACTCCAACGAAGCCAACTGGACGTAATGAAACGTCAAGCGGCAGCGACAGCCGGACTACCTCCGGCGATTGCAGACCGGCTCAAGGGTGAGACACTCGAAGAGTTGGAAGCAGATGCGAAGGTAATTCTGGAAGCCTTGCCGAAACAGAAAGCAGCCCCTAACCTGGGTGCTACTAATCCAGGCGAAAAAACAACCGACACCGAAACGTTTGAAGAGGCTCACAAGCGCTGGAAACAGGCTGACAAAGTGACGAATCCTTTCGGCGGCGGCGGTGTGGTATTCCCTCATGGAGCGCCTGACTAACAAGAAAGAGAGAAATCTAAATGGCTTACGAATCAACCTACACTGGCATTTCAACTTTGATTGCCAATGTTTATAACAACGCTATGCATGCCGCTTTTGAGGGGAACGTAGTTTCACCCCACATTGAAGTTTGGCAGGATAGCGATTCACCTGCACCGCGTGTGTTTGGCTCCTATTCGGGCGGAACGTTCCTTGCGGTTGCTGAATCCGCTGACAATGCGGCACAGGCTTTCAACGCCACCTCTGGCGGTACATTGACCCCTGCTGTTTACGCTCAAATGATTGAGCTGACTAACCGGCGCTTACGCGCTGAACCAGGACGCGCACAGCGTGAGGCTGGCGTACACCTGGGCAATACCCTTTCTGAAGCCGTCGACACTCAACTTGCCGGACTGTTCTCATCGTTGACCGGCGGAACTGTTGGTACTGCTGGCGGTACTGCAACTTGGGCAAACATCTTCCGTGCTCAGGCTTACCTGCGCACTAACAAGGTTGCAGGCCCATACACCTGTATCCTGCATCCCGTGCAGTGGTACTACCTGACCAGCGCCGCGTCCGGCGTGCCTACTCTTATGCAGAGCGAGGCGATCAAGGACTCCGTTGTGGGTACGTTCTACCAGGCTTCGTTTGGCGGTATTGACTTCTTCGTTGATGCCAATATCACCTCCGGTACCGCTGCTGTTGGCGGTATGTTCGGGCGTGAAGCGATGGTGCTCGACATCCGTCAACCGTTCAAGATCGAACCTCAGTACGATGCGAAGATCAGCGGTAACGGCGGCTGGGAACTCAACGCTTCGATGGAGTACGCATACGGCGTACTGAAGCCGACCTACGGTGCTCAAATCATCGGCACTTCGTCTTAGGTTAATTAGTTATGGGCAGGAATAGGATGTTAACTCTGACAAGCGGAATGCTCCACCGCTTTCCTGCCCTTATGGGGCATAACGCTGGGAGGGCGTGAAAAGATATGAGAATCAACTGGTTTAGCAATTCACCGGCGGCTTGCACTGGGTATGGCAATCAAACGAAGTTGTTCACCCCGCGTTTAGCGAAACTACTTGACGGTGGAATCAGCATTAGCGCGTTCTATGGCGTTCAGAGCGGTGTACTGAACATCAACGGGATCAAGGTATATCCTCTCTTCAAACATCCTTACGGGCAAGACGTGATTGGCGCGCATGCTGTTTGGGATCAAGCGGACGCGGTTATCACCTTGATGGATATTTGGGTAGTACAGCCAGAGAATATCGGGATGCCCTGGTTCCCGTGGTTCCCGATAGACCACGAGCCAATACCGGACAATGTACTGGCAAGCCTGAAGAAAGCCACAAAGGGCATTACGATGAGCAAGTTTGGTCAACGGATGACTGAAATGCACGGTATTGATACCTGGTACATTCCGCACGGCGTTGAAACAAACGTGTTCAAGCCCGTTGACAGGATAGAAGCGCGTAAACATCTGGAATGGGATCAGGACAAGTTTGTGGTTGGCATGGTCGCAGCGAACAAAGGCAATCCGTCACGAAAAGCCTTCTTCGAGCAGATAGCCGCCTTTGCCGCTCTTCATCATGCCCACCCTGACACAATGATGTATTTACACACTGACATGGGCTTGAACGGTGGGGACGTTGTGAACCTTCCAAAGTTTATCAGGCGAATGGGGCTCGAAATTGGCAAGGACGTACTGTTTGCAGACCCTTACCTGTACGGCTTAGGCTATCCCGATGATTACATGGTTGACGCTTACAACGGGATGGACGTACTGACTAACGTTGCGCTGGGAGAGGGGTTTGGCATTCCGATTCTGGAAGCGCAGGCTTGCGGAACTCCGGTGATCGTAGGCGACTGGACTTCCATGTCCGAGTTGTGTTTCGCTGGCTGGAAAGTGCTGAAAGAAGAAGCCCTGCCTATATACCACGATTACTTTGACGCGTTCCAATGGCAGGCGAATGCAGCCGCAATCGCTGACAGGATGGAGCAGGCGTATCAGGCGAAAGGCGACCAGTTGCTTCGCAATCAGGCTCGCAGGGGCGCGCTGCCTTACGATGCCGATGATATTACACGGCAATACTGGAAGCCGGTATTGAAAGAGATGCAGGAAATCATTGCCGACAAAACCAGTTTTGAAAAGGCGGTGTCAGTTGAGTAAAGTGCTGCAACTTGGATGTGGCATCAGACCGTTGGAAGGTGCAATCAACCACGACATTGAAAAACACTCGGATTTTGTCGATGTGGTTTGGGATCTGAATGAGATGCCCTGGTGCTGGCAGGACGAAGAATTTGATAAGATTATTGCGCTCGATGTTTTGGAACATGTGAAGAGCGAAGTGTACGAATGGTTGGATGAATGCTGGCGGATATTAAAACCGAATGGCGAATTGGTTATGCGCTTGCCGGCTTGGGATCACGAATGCAGTCACCGAGACCCAACGCATCGGGTGTTCTTTCACCCTGAAACCTTTTCATACTGGGATAAGCGCACGGAATGGCACAAGAACTATGGCTGGTATTACTACCGCAAGTCGAACAAGTGGTGGATTACCGAGCATGTTGAACGCAGGGACTCCGGCGCGAACTGGTTTTATGTCCTGAGAAAGGATAGCAATGACAGTTAGAACAGGTATGCAAACATTAATTAACACAGTACGGGGTTTCGCTAACGCCGGTGCGAGTGAGTGGACAATCGAAACTGACTCCGCTATCCTGACATTCTGGGATGATGCTGAAATCCAGAAGGTGCTGGATCACCATAAAATGCAGCACGTTCACAGCCAATTGGAACCGGTGGTTAGTTATGAGGGCGGCGTGGGTGTGTACAAAATATTCGGGCTGGGCGATACCGACATTGAGAGCGGTACGAACTTTGTGCTAAGCGATATAAACGGCACGGCAATCACAACCGGCTTCACGGTGGATTACTCACGTGGGCTTGTGACGTTCACAACCGACCAGGTGGGCAAGGCGTTATTTTGGGATGGCTACGCTTACGACCTGAACGCCGCAGCAGCCGAAATTTGGCGCACAAAAGCGGCTCACGCAGCCGAACAAGTGGACTGGTCGAGCGACAATCACAGCGTCAAGAAAAGCCATTTATCGGCAGCGTACCTGAAAATGGCGGATATGTATAGTGCTCGATCAAAGAGCGAAGGAATGACCACGATCCGCATAATGCGAGGCGACCTATGAGCTGGCTATCTGATAGTGCGCTTGAGCAAATGCGCAATGACGTGCTGGATATGCTGC